CTGTTTTGAGAGCCAGCAGAACCGCCAAGCAACGGTGGAGAACTTGATTTACAAGGCGATTGCCTACCTGCCTTATCGCCAAGAGGCTTACTTCTTCTTGTCGCGCTTTTACGAGCGTTCGGCTAAATGGCAAGAATCCTACACATGGGCTTGCGCTGGACTTCATCTCAACAAGATGCCAGAACTACCCGCAGACCTTGGCTTCAATGATTACTGCTTGCAGTTTGAGAAAGCCGTATCTGCTTGGTGGGTTGGTCGCAAAGATGAATCCGTTGAAATCTTTACCGACTTACTAACCAAAGACCTATCCCCTGAATATCGAACCGCCATTGAAGGCAATCTCGCACGAATACAATAAGGAGAATACATGGGCATCCTAGACAGGATTGCAGCTCGCGTAGCGGCAGAGATTAACAAAGCCCCAACTCTCCCAACAGGTTCAGTTGCCATGACCGAATCTCAAATGCGTAACAATGCGCTCGCTCAGCAACAGGGCTACGGCACACAGGTTCCGCTACCACGCGACCCTAACATCGCCAATGTACCTTTCACACCGGGCGTTCCTCTCGTACCCGGCGCAATCAACCCACTACAGGAGCGTGGTCGCCCAGATCCTCGCCGTTATGAGTTCCTCGTTGCTCAGAACATCAACATCACGGAAACTCGCCTTGTACCATTTGCAACCCTTCGCGCTGCTGCCGATCAGATTGACATCTTGCGCCGTTGTATTGAAGTCTTAAAGAATAAAGTTGCGGCTCTTGAATGGGATATTGTCATCTCAGATTCAGCCTCAGAAAAGATCATTGCAGAAGCAGGTGGCAATCACCTTCAAGCAATGGATAAGGCTCGCCAAGCGTTTTCTAGCGACATTGACCGTCTTGTTGATTTTTGGAAGATGCCAGATGTCGCAGAAGGTCTAACTTTTGCTGACTGGATTCGCCTCTGCCTTGAGGAAGTTCTTGTTCTTGATGCGTGGGCTATCTGGCCTCAAAAGACTGTCGGTGGCGACCTTATGGGCTTCAAGGTTTTAGATGGCTCAACAATCAAGCCACTTATCAATGACCTAGGCTTTCGACCAAACCCAGAACAAGGCCCCGCCTACCAACAGATTCTCTACGGCTTCCCACGCTCAGAGTTCGACATCACCAACGATGCGCCTGATGCCGATGGCGAGTTCACATCAGATCAGCTCGTTTACAACATTATGAACCGCCGAACATGGACTGTGTACGGTTACTCACCTGTTGAGCGCGCACTTACTATCGCCGACATTTACCTTCGCCGTCAACAATGGATTCGCGCCGAATACACCGATGGCGTTGTGCCAGAGATGCTATTTGAAACAGATGCAACCTTCGGCAATAACCCAGAGTTGCTTCGCGCCTATGAGAACATTTTTAACGATGACCTAGCAGGACAGACAGAACAACGCAAGCGCGCTCGCCTACTGCCTGCGGGTATCAAGGCAGTTCAGCTTGAAGGTTATGGCGAAAAGTTCTCAGATACATTTGACGAATACCTCATCACCTCAATCTGCGGTCACTTTGGCGTATTGCCTACCGAGATTGGCTTCTCATCTAAGGGTGGCATCGGCGCAAGCGGTCATCAAAAGGGTGAGGCTGAGGCTGGTCAGCAACTCGGACTTGAGCCAATCCAACAATGGCTATCTAAAGTCATCACAAACCTTTCCTACTCGTTCTTGGGTATGCCACGCGAGCTTGAGTTCAAGTTCATGGCTTCAACCCGCAATGACACCAAAGATCAAGCAGACCGCGATGATGTCGAGGTTCGCAATGGTGGCTTGACTATCAACGAACACCGCGCTGAGAACGGCTTGCCTCTTCTTGATACACCAGAAGCAGATATGCCAATCCTTGTAGCGGGTCAATCTGTCTATCTCTTTAGCCCAGATGGAATCGTTGCCGCTGGAACTTCTCTTGACGAGAATGGCGTACAGGACAACGAGCCTTCTGCTACAGAAGCACCTGAGAAGCCTGAACCAGAAGAACGACCTGCCGATCAAAAAGAAGTCGTCAAGTTCATCAAGTGGATTCGCCGTAACACACCAACAGAACCTTTTAAGTTCAATCACCTAGATAGCGCGTATGCAGAAACTCTCAACAAGTTCATTGATGCCCGCGATCTTGATGGCGCTCGTTGGTACGCTGAACGCTATTTGGATATGTAATGTTATGGCCTGCTCACGGTACTGCCGTAAGACTTGCCTCTCGTCACGCCGAACAAATCCGCAAAGGGTTTCGTAAGGCATTTAACGCCGACGATATTGTTGGTGCTTGGTTTCAATCTCATGTAGGCTCAACTTCTACAACTACACAACAGGCAAGAGATTGGGCTAAGGCAACGATCACGCCAGATAAAAAGGTCTTATTAGACTCTCTCAAGCCTTTATATGCCGATGGTTGGGTCTTAGGTACGGTTGCCGCACAATATATGCTTAAAGGGCTTGAGAAAGCCCCTAGCGCGGGTGTAGTCAACTGGGATACTTGGACACCCGGCAACCAAGCTGCTGCTGCTCTTATCAAGCCAAAGAACGCGCTACAAGGCTTGCTAGATCGCCGAGGAATTGTCATTGACGGCATATCTCAAACCAAGATTGATCGTATCGGTACAGTCTTAGGCGATGCGCTCGCATCAGGTATCACGCCAAGCAAAGTTTCTATTCTGGTAGATCAGGTCATCAATGACCCGCAACAAGCCCTAACAATCGCGCAGACTGAAATGTCACGCGCCGTATCTGTCGCATCCCGTAACCTCTATGAAGATTCAGGGGTTACTCAAGTTGAATGGCTAGTAGCTGAGGGTTGTGACGATTGCCAAGAAAACGCCGATGCCTCACCTATCGGCATTGACGAAACTTTCCCCACCGGGGATACCGAGCCACCCGCTCACCCAAACTGTATGTGCAGTCTTGCACCTTATGTAGATACATCAACCCTAGGAGAATAAATGGCCGCACCACTTCAACACGGCACAGTAACCGTAGGAACAACCGCGCAAACTTTGTTTGTGGTTCCAACTGGTGTACGCCGTGCGCTCATCAATGTCCGTAACAACGATGCCTCAAAGACTATTTACATCGGAGATGGCACAGTTGCCTCTTCTGGTGCAACACAAGGCTTGCCAATCCCTGCAAACACAACTCAGTCACTTGAGTTCACATCAGGAACAGTCATTTCTGTAATCGCCTCAGGTTCTTCAACTTCAGTTTCTTTCCTATGGGCAGCAGGTAACTAATGAACAACGATTTCGCAACCTCGTATGCAGCGATCATCAAGTCTGAAAAGCAGGAAGATGGTTCGCTTATGGTTTACGGCAAGGCAACGGATGAAACCCTTGACCTTGACAATCAAATTTGTGATGCTGGCTGGCTTGCAACTGCCATGCCACAATGGTTCAAGTCTGGCGGCAATGTTCGTGAGATGCATACCTCTATCGCGGCAGGAGTAGCCAAGGAATATGAAGCCAAAGAAGATGGTCATTACATTACTGCTCATGTCGTTGATCCTCTTAGCGTTAAGAAAGTGGAAGCAGGAGTTCTTAAAGGCTTCTCAATAGGCATCAAAGCACCTCGCGTTGTACGCGACACTAAGGCTGCTAATGGTCGCATCATTGACGGTCAGATCATCGAGGTTTCACTCGTAGATCGCCCTGCTAACCCATCTGCCAAGCTCATCATGGCTAAGAGCATAACTGGCGAGTCCACACTCGTTCAGGTTGAAGAATTGCACGAATACTCAGCACCACTTCCAAGCGATCTCTTTAAGCGTGAGGTTTCCGATAAGGAGCGTGAAGCACTTGCAGCTCGCGGTGCAGCGATGCCTGACGGCTCATACCCAATCGCAAATGTTAGCGACCTCAAGAACGCTATTCAGGCGTTTGGTCGCGCTAAGAATCCAAACGCCGTAAAGAAGCACATCATTCGCCGCGCTCGCGCACTTAACGCCCTTGATGTTCTTCCTGACGATTGGAATGTCGGCAAAGCTCTCAAAGCCCTAGAACCCGACAATGTTAAGTTCGACCAAGATGCCTTTGAACGCGCTCGCAGAGCCGTTGCTCAACTAATTCAGGTTGAAGCGGGCGAAATGGGCGATGGAGAAGATGAAACCTATTCTCTGGGTCAACTTGTCGAGGTGGCTAATCACCTTATGGCTTGGTACGCAGGGGAACAACAAGAGGGAGAAGTTATGCCAGAATCAATCGAGTTGTCTGCTGCGGCTGACACGGTAAAAGAGCCTGACACAACCGCCGGATGCGATTGTGATGGCTGCAAGTCTTGTAAGTCTGACGGTGGATGCGATGACAAGATGTGCAAGTCACATCACATGAGCGCAGACAAGTCAGCAACAGTTGAAAAGTGCCTACAATGCGGATGCAACCAAGTTGGTCAGTCACATGGTCTAACAACCGTTCCAGATGTAACTGCGCCGGGTCAAATCCCAGTTCAAGCAAATGTATCAACTGCCACAATCGTTACACCTGAGCAAAATGCTGGAAGCATTAAGTCTGTTGAGGGTGACGAAGTTCCTGCTGCCGAAGAGGTCGCAGAGGTTGTAGCCGAAGAGGTTGCAACAGAAGAAGTTTCTGCTGAGGAATCAGCAGAGAAAACCCTGCTTAGTGATGAAGTTGTAAACGCCATCATTGAAAAGGCCGTGTCATTGGCTACGGAATCTGTTAAGGCAGAAGTTGTGCTTGCTAAGGCTGCAATTGAGGCAGCAGAGAGCAAGGCAACTCAGCTTGAAACCGAACTAGCACAGGCTAAATCAGCAGCAGTCGCAGGTGGCCCAAAGCGCTCCGCAATTGCAGCAGGTAAAAACCAAACTAACGATCTGCTTGTAAAGGCAGCCGAATACAACAACAAGGCTGCTGCAACAACAGATTCCCAACTTGCTCAAGGCTACCGAGAAATCGCTAAAAGCCTTCTCGAAGAAGCCTCTAAGAGCGAATAACCGAAAGGAATAACATGGCCGAAATGCCTCGCGCACATGACCTGTTTGCTGATGCGGATTCCGCAAAAGCAGCAGCAGTCCGTATGGATGACTACCAAGCTGCGCTTACAAAGTCATTCTCAGCACCAACATCAACAAACCTCGGAGCGACACCAACAGTTGACCCTGTTGCAGCTCTTGAGTCACTCGTTGCTAACAAGTCAATTGCTCCTGATGCTCTTGCATCAGTAACAAACGCACTTGCAACACAACGCCAAGTACAGGCAGATATCGCTAAGGACATCAGCCTTACATCTCCATTGTCATCATCTTTCGCAGCCTTCGACCTCGAAGCACCTGCAAAGCTCTTGACACCACGCCCAACACCTCTTCGTAACAAGATCGCTCGTAAAAAAGGCGTTGGCACAAGCCACCGTGTAAAGCGTATCCTCGGTTACACAGGTACAGGCACAGGTGGAGTAGGAAACATTTTTCCGGGTGTTACCGAAACCACCACAACAACATTTGGTTCAATCGCTTACGAGCGTGGCCCAAAGATCAGCTATGCTGCTGATGATCTAATCCTGCCTTACAACACATACTCTCTATCTGACTCAGTTAGCTTCGATGCTAACTTCTCAGGACTTGGATTCCAAGACCTTCGTCAGCTTTCTTCAACATCAACACTTTACGCAACAATGTTGATGGAAGAGCGTATGCTCCTTATGGCACGCGGAACTGCAACTGGTTACTCAGGCGCTCTTTCTGCTCCAACAGTTACTGCTTCAGCAGTTAACGCAACAGGAACACAGGTTGGACTTGCTGCCTCAACACAGTTCTTCATCTATGTAACTTCTGATGCTGGTTCATTTGGTGAGTCTGTTGTTTCAACAGTTCAATCTCCAACAACCTCTTCAGGTTCACAGGTAATCACAATCACAGTAGGTGCTGTAACAGGCGCTATTGGTTACAAGGTATATGTCGGAACAACAACAGGCGCAACAAATGCTAAGTATGTTGGTCGTTTCA